ATACAGTCCACACGACCAGCAACCTCTAATCGCTCACTGTAGAGCGGTGCCTCTTGAATCCATATGTTATTCATATGCTTATCAAGCAAAGGCTTAATCGTGTTAAAAGTGAACAGGTTAGCAGGCATAGCACCCTTACTCCAGTTCTCTTCGTTGTTTACATAATCTTCTGCGAGTTGGTGCACCGCAGTACCACGAGTAGAGGCTTGAGCCATGACTCGATTTGCTTCTTCTTCACCAACTCGTTTACGCCAAGCATCAAGACCAGATTTGTCCTGAGTGGCTCCTAAAACAGTAGTGATGGAAGGGAGTTTCTTGCCGTCAGGCGTTGTGTATAAACGCCCGACTTTCTTGACAATATTGGCTTGCAACTCTTGAAGAGCGTAGCCGTGTTCGACATGATTAAACATTAATTAACTTCTCAATCATTGTCAATGGAACATTCCAAAGTGATTCGTTAATACGAACAACCGCTTTGGTTCGTTTGATCTCAGTAATCCTACCGATAAGCGTCTCTTTCTTACTGCTGACTTTCACAGTATCGCCAACACTTAACGATGATTTAACATCTTTGGCAACACTTGCTTTAACAACTTTCAACTGTAAGTTGACAGTACTAATAATAGCATTAATGTCAGCCATATTGTCGATTTCTCTAATGGCTTTACAGATATCTAATGCATCAATTCTCATAATATATTCTCTCCTTAATTCAATTTATACACATTATAACAGGTCTGAAAGTAATGTCAAGGGTTTATTTTCTCTTTCGAGGTTTAAACCCTAGCATCGACATCGCTTCAGCCGGACTAAACTCTTCTGACAGTTTCAAGTAGATTTCAACATGAGAGTTTTTAACTAGGAAGTTGACCCACGATTTCCAAGGCTTAGGACCATATTTGAATCGTGCGATAAATGCGGGCTTCATCTTACCTACCCAAGATGGATGACAATTTGGCTTAACTTCATCCATTGTCTTAGATCCGTTGTAAGGACCGTTGTACATGAGGAATGAACCATCCCATGTGAACTGCTCTTTATCAAATCGTGTATACATAATCTTCTCTCATCTCAATTTTTATACTACTATTATAGCAGGATCGATGAGAAAGTCAAATAATATTTTGTTATATGCTTATAACCAGGAGTTATAAGGAATTATGGTCCGATAATGACATTGGGTGCACCAGAAATGATGACTCCCATATCAGCAGGGTCTCCTACTCTGTTCGCAGGTAGCCCACCAATGAATACTTTTACTGAACCAAAACCAGTCGTTGCTGGATGAGGAACACACGCATCGCCTACTAAGATTGTGTGCGGAGCGATAATACTACCTGAGACTGCGGCAAGCGAGAATGATATGAATACTTTAGACTGAAGTGATACTGCAATAGTAGATGTAGCACTACAGGCGTGACCTGTAATGATGGCGTCTCCTACTCTTGCGGCTGGCGCTGGCATTTAACTTCCTCCCGGTAAGTCTGGTAAATTATCTGGGTCACCAGTTCCCGCTGGGCTTAGTGCGTTTACTTTATTTATATAGCCCCTGATGTTATCGTATAAGTTTTGTCCTAAAGTGTAGACCGCAGTATGATAGTTACCACTATTTCCTTTTCTATATGTAACAGTGAATTGAATTGTACTAGCAACAGGATCGTCAGTGGGCATATCAAAATTAAGTAGCGATAGTACAGCGGGATCAGTTGCCGCTTGTGCCAGTTCAAGAGTATCAAAAGTTTGAGTGGTGTAATCTTCCATGATGCACTCATAATCTTCGTCATAAGGCAGACTTGGCCATTTAGTGTTCGTAATACCTACTCGATGATGATCTGCGTGTGTTGTAAAATTAAACGAATAACCTGTAGATCCTGAAGGTTGTAAAACTTGAGCAACAACACTAGTTACTGCCCACAGAGTTGTTGCCGCTCTGGAAAATCCTTCTGGATATATTCTAAGTTCCATGTAAGACATTTCTTCATCGTTAACATTAGTAAATCCAGATGTTCCTTTGTAAACATATGCAGGCGGGATTCTAATGGTACCAGATGCGCCTATACTGGTGCTTGAGTTAGCACCAACATCTGTTCCATGTGTAGGATAAACATAACCTCCTCCACTATAATACGCATCCGCATTTATAGTCTCATCGATCTCTGTCTCAGGATCGTCAGCAAAAGATCCACGCTTGTCTTCTCCTCCTTTAATTGGATTTGGAATGTGATTACTCGTACTAACATTATGTCTTCCAACTTTCGTCAGATATATCTCAGTTCCCGCTGGTGGTGGATCATCTTCTAGATCATTAATTACAGATACAACTACACCACTAGATGCGGCATTACCTGCGTTGTCTGTACAACTGATTGCAAAGGTATAACTTGTTTTAGTCTCAAAGTCTGCCGCACTATTTAAAGTAAGGGTTGCTGTACTGCTAGTAGTATTTTGTATTGTCACAAGGCTACTGTCTTGCCCTGAAATGGCCCAAGTTACAGGAGTCTCATCACAACTAACACTTCCCATTGCAGTGTTTCCTTCGGGAACACTAACTATACTACTAATATCTATTGTTGGCGCATTAGTATCGTTAACATTTACAATTCTTGTGGCAGTTCCTGTATTTCCTGCCGCATCAGTTGCTGAGTAAGTGATAATATATGAGCCAACAGTATTCGTGTCTACTGTTCCAGTTGTGGTTACTGTTTCGCCTCCATCGGCTACAGCACCTGCATCAGTATATGTCGAACCTCTTTCGACAGTGACAGGACTAGTACCAGTAATTGTAATGACAGGAGGAGTTGTGTCCGGTGGTGGACCAGCTGGAGGATCATCTGATGTGTCATTAGTTACAGATATCGACACAGTGAAAGATGAAGTATTACTGCTAGAATCTGTAGCACTTACTGTAAAACTATAACTTGTTTTAGTTTCGAAATCTGCCGGATTGTTCAGAGTAATTGTTGCTGGACTACTAGTAGTATTTTGTATTGATATTAGATTGCCGTCTGTTCCTCCAATAGACCAGGTCACAGGAGACTCATTACAACTAACGCTTCCTAGTGCAGTATTTCCTTCAGTTACACTATTGACGATATTCGTTGTGTCCATTATGGGAGAAATGGTGTCTACGACATTTACTGTTCTCGTAGCACTACCTGTGTTACCCGCTTCATCTGTTGCGAAGTAACCAATAAGATATGTGCCTATAGTATTCACATCTACTCCGCTTACACCAGTTACAGATATGGTTTCACCTCCGTCAGCAGTAGCACCTGCATCAGTATATGTTGTGCCTCTTTGATGATTAACTGGATTATTTCCTAAAATAGTGATAACGGGTGCAGTTGTGTCTGGTGGATCTGTAGCATGAGGATTTGCAGTAGTGACAGGCATAGGAGCTGAATAAATCACTCTTCTTGCTGAGCCAAATAAAGCGTTATTATCAAGCCATTGGCCACTATCAGCAGTAGTCGGTTCTGTTACACCAGTATACATATCTGCCGATGGTTGTAATTCAAGACTATTAGATAACCAAGATTTTACATTCTGCCATGTATATCCTCTATTGTACTGCATGAGAACGCCAAGTTGTCCAGCGGATATTGGACAAGCAGAACTTGTACCACCAAACCTACCATCCATACAAGGACTTACACGAGCGTGTAAATCTGGATATGTTCCATCAACTCTATTCACATTAGCGCCACTATTGTATCCTCTTGTTCCTATAATGGCTGCCAGAGTTGCGTCTCCGGGCGCATACACATCTATTTCAGGACCACAATCACTATAGCTAACTTTTCTCTCTTGTGTACTAAAATTCATAAAATCGTCAAGAGCGCCAACATTGATTACAGGATACTCTAGCGGAGTGTCTCCGTAAAAACTTTGAATTGCATTTTTACCACCATGTCCTGGCCAACCTCTTCTGTTCGTTGTGCCTGTACAGGCAAAATTTCTTAATTCTAAATATTCAGTTTCATCGTAAAGACCTACTGTGGCACTACTAGCGATACGATTATCATAGTTTGGATGATCTGCTCCAACTACTTGCTGGCTTTCATTACCTGCGGCGGCTACGAAGATAACGCCTGCTTCTAGTAATTCATCAAGTGCAACCGTAATGCTGTTATCATAAACTTCTGACTTAAAACGACCGTCTTGTTGTCTCTTATGAAATTGAAAAAAGTTCGGTTTGTCATCGTGATCGAATTCTACTGCACCACTATCTCTAAAATAGTAATGAGTTGTAGCATCTTCACCCCCATACGCATCAAGTTCATCTTTATTTGATCTGAAACTCCAACTATTACTCATTAGTGTTGGATCTCTCGTTTCAAATATAGAATTAACTGGCTTATACTGATGAAAGACTTTACAGCAGTCAAAGTATATTTCATAACCTATTCCATAAATCCCGAATATGTTAACTTGCCATTTATTTGCATTATAGGAAGTGCCATGTGTTCTTCCATATGTTTGGGCACCGCATTGCGTGCCGTGCTTGCCACTAGCATATTCGTTCGTTATGTTATCATCATCATCTAAGAATAAAAGACCTGGCCATTTCTCATTTGATCCGTATGCTAAGTCTCTATTATAGTTTCTCACACCGGTTTGACCATTGTCTATTTCTATTTCACCAAAATCGAAACCAGAACTTCGACTATTGCTGTCACCCCACCAATTGTGAGCCGCCTCTGTTGTAGGGACTATAGTTCCATCCCATCGGGTCTCTAGTCGATTATCGGAATCAGCATCAAACCAATCAGGATCTAGATAGTAGGGACCATCTAAAATGACATCTAAGACATCGCAATAACCGTCTCCTGGTAGAACATTACCACCTATATAATCTGTCGGATTTACTGCACCGACAACACCACTATTGATAAATTCTACATGACCAGCCCACACGCCATCATCGCCAATTATCATGTCAACATTTTCACCTGCGCCCACATGGTGAATGTGGTCAGTGATCACCGTATCTAAGTTTCTACTCTGAGTTCGCCAAGCATTTTGTCTTCCTTCAGACATTCTATATAGGTGTGTCGAGCGATTTATGTCGGGTTCTATATTATCAAATTGATTTGTTGTGTCTGGCCATAAATACCATCTCTGATAGTTATGTGTAGGATCGGCGTATCTATTTTGTGGAAAATTATTAATCTGACAAATTACATCGTCTGCATCGACTCTCCACTCATCAGGATATTTTTCTGGAGTTGTGTTGATAAATCTAACTCGTTCATCTCGTTTCAATGCAAGAGCCTCTTCTTCAGTAAGAAGATAACTTCCTTTAGTTGTGCTATGAGATTTTCCATTACCCACATCGACTTGCCTACTAGGAACACTAGCATAGACATTTCCGTCTGCTATAAGTTCTGCGTGGAGTTCAGTCCACTGTTCAGGAGTATATGTTCCTAATGTGTAGTATTTCTCAGTCATTTAAGTCCTAGAGTCCTTGTTTATCTCGCTCTATTATATATGATTTTACTAGATTGCTTCTCACGATATCATTAGCTAGAAACTCAACAAAGTCGAACTCTCGCATATTGCGAATGACTTCCATGAACTTTTTCAAGCCCGAAAGTTCTTTCTTTCGTTCACTTGTTAGATCGTCTTGCTTTACATCACCTGCGAAAATGATTCTACAATCTTCACCGACACGAGTCATTACTGTGTGTAATTCTTGATCACTCATGTTCTGAACTTCGTCAACTACGATAATACAGTCGTCAAAAGTAGAACCTCTTAGAAAGGAAGTAGATACAAACTCTACATTGTTTCTGGTTTTCAGAATCTCGTAAGCATCGCCTCTACCAAAGAGTTTGCTACAGATGTCGTAGTACGGTGCTTCGTACACTTTCATCTTATCTTTCTGAGAACCAGGCAGAAAGCCTATATCTCTTGTTGGAACTATTGATCGAATGATAAACACTTTCTTGTGTGGAGTGTTTGTCTTCAATGTCTCTTTAAGTGCAAAGTATAGTGCTAGAAATGTTTTACCTGTTCCGGCTATACCGTGTAACATTAAGTTTTGACCTTCATCCCACGACTCAAAGGCTGTAGCCTGATTATCAGTCATTGGAGCAATATCGCTCTTAACTGTAAATCCTGATGAAAGTTGATTTGTTGTGTCTAATATCCCCTGTTGTCTTAATACTCGTCTTTGCCTTTTAGTTAGTCTTTCTTGTTGTTGTGCAGGCATTAATTAAAATCCTTATCTTGTTTTTATTGTAGACCCCGCATTTTTATTCTTCATATCTTTCAATAAAGAGTTAAAAGTATCGTCAGTTTTCTTGACTCCTGGAATAGACATACGCTCTGGTGCCGCAAAAGCTGGCGCATGGATAATTTTTTTCATGTGGGGATTGTCGATTTCGAATTGTTCCATATCGGAAATGGACATGAACTTATCACTCACTTCACCGGTCTCTTCATTTTTGTATTGATATATAGGCATACTATTCTCCGATTAATAAAAAAATGGACAATCCTTAGATTGCCCTAACTCACATCTAACCATAATGATATTTATATCAAATGATGCTCTTATGAGAGCATTTCATATATTTCTTTCCAACTTTCTACTGCGGGGATTGCATCGTTAGCGTAGTCACCTTGATGTTCATGCTTCATCAGTACAGCACTCAAACCAAGACGATCACCTAACTCAGCGTTCTTAATCTTGTCTTCGACCCACATACAACCACTATCAAGATAAGGAAGAAGTGCTTCGTCTTTGTCAGCACCAGTGTCGAGACAGTGAACTTTCTCAAAAGTCGTTTCACCGAACAGACTGCTCAAGTTTTGTTCTCTCAACTTGTTGGCGTGTTTGTTAAGAGTCATACTAGTGATACAATGGAAAACATAACCCAACTCTTCATGAATCTTACGAACATACTTCATAGAGTCACGAAGCGGTGGTAAACAGCACATATTTGCGCTTTCGTTAAAGTGTCGAATCAGAGTCTTCATTTCTGGCTTAGGCATATCGTATGTCTTTGCCATAGAATACTCAACATCGTTCTTGACTTCATAACCCTTCTCTTTCATCCAGAGTTTGAAGCTATGTTCCCAATCAAGAAGAACACCATCACAATCAACTAATATTATTTTGTTATTCAATTTACTTCCTTATCATCAAAATACAGAGTATTATAACACAATTGTCTAGATAAAGTCAAGTAATCCTTAGAAGGAATCTCTATTTTTTCGCTTATTTCTTCTCGCCTCTTGGATTTTTGCTTTGCGCTTATCATATCGCTTCGAGTCCTTTTTAACTTCAAAGTCCTCGTCAATCCACTCACGAAATTTTTTACTTTTGTTTTTACCCATGTTACCTTACCTTGTTATGATACCGGTGCTTCTGATTTCTTAGGTCGACCTCTACCACGCTTAACTGCGATAGGCTCAGCTATTCCACCAGGAAATGCTTGATTAATTACTTCTGGAGAAAGATCTGGATACGGCTCTTTAGAAATCATTCTCAAAACTAACTTCGCATCGTCTTTGTCTATAGCTTCTAGGATCTGAATGAATAATGCTTCCTTTCTTAGTTTAGGCAAGCCTTTACACTCAGCCCTTTGCTCGACAAAATATGGCATTTTTCTCATTTCACGATACAGTAAACCATGTGACTCATTGATCACAGATTCGTTGTATGGTGGTGCAGATTTAGGCAAATCAAAAGTCCATCTTGCATCACACATTAGCGCAAGCAAATCTTTTAACTGCTGACTCTCATTTCTCTTTAAAATTGCCACTTTCTCTTCAACTGTTTCAGCCTCTCGGGCAGAATTAACAATCTCTGCCAATGATCTAGTCATGTTTGTAGACATATCAAAACTCCGTTATACATTCCATTAAATTTCTCAGTTTATTTTTGATAAAGTAGTTCAGTAACTGACTACGATCTTTCTTGTTGTCTTCATGCCAAATAGAAAGTATTTGATCTTGCATACCCTTAGGCACTTCATTCAGATCAATCAAAGCCCTATTTCGCATATAGTTACGCTTTACTTCACCATCCATATTATTTATATCAGACCACCCAGCCATACGCTTCTGTGTTATCGGGCGTTGTCTTGTACCCATAACCAAAGCATTGTCTTCGGATAAGACATTTGGAATGCCGTCACCAGAGTCACCTTTCAAAATGTGTTCAGCAAGATACTTTTCTGGATTAGCATTAGATATCCAACGCTTTCTAGTTGGATCATACTGCTTCACATTTGCATACTTATGAAGTTGTATGTAGTCTTTGTCACCGGAAAGTACAAGAATGGGTTCGCCTGCATTTAGTTCAGTGCCTTCTTCATGCACAATTGTACCAATGATATCATCGGCTTCACAGGTTTCTATCTGAATAACTTTATATGGAAAGAACTCTTTAAGTTCTTCACGAATGTTGTTAAGTGCGGTAAAGATAGCATTCCAATCCATCTCAGAACTATCTCTTGCTTTCTTACGATTCGCTTTATAGTAAGGATACACTTGTCTACGCCAGTAGTTCTTGTCATCACAACAGATCACAAGTTCACCAAACTCATCACTAAACTTCTTACGATTTGCTCTTAGCGTATTCAAAATCATATGCCTTAGCATACCCTCGTCAATCTGTGCGTTCTGATGATTACCAATCTGCATCATCATATTCGCAATCATGACTTGGTTTAGATCAACCAATATCATTTTATATCTCCTAACTTAATTTATAGTGTTTACTACTATAGCATAAGTTAATTGTTTTGTCAAGTTTATTCATCAATTCCTTCAAAATAGTCTTCCGTCTCTAGTATAAACTTATCTAACATTTCTTGTATGCTTACACCAGCTTCTTCTTCTACCGACTCGAACACTGTGTCTGAGAACTTTTGAAATGCATACTCTTCACCTATAGATCGAAAAACAAGAGCCTTTGATGCCTCAATGATAGTCAGTATGTCAAGCATCGCTCTAGGATCCTTCTCTACATCGATACCCATGCCTCTTAAAGCCCATACGGTCTCTCTTGCATTTACCATTCCAAACAAATCAGCAACTTCCTTGTCGCTTTGTGCTATAAGTTCATCAATTTCCTTTTCTCGCCTTTTTCTTTTCTCAAAGGCCTTAGTGAAATCTATTATATTATCTTTCACTTGTTAACCTTAAGAATAACAGTATCAGCATTGATTCTTCCATCCGTGGAACTATCTTTAGTCTTCAATGCTTTCAAAGCCTTTAATGCTCTTAACTTAGTACTCTTGTTAATTGCATCAATCATTTCTTCAGGCTTGCGTAACTTCTTCTTGAATGATAACTCAGCATCATAGTTCTTAACTGTAGTTCCACTCACAGTAAATCCATTACTATTATCAGTTACAAGATACTTCATCACTCTCGTTTTAGTGTTGAATAGATAAACCTCTGTAGCACCAACAATGTAAGCAGGACTTGTGCTTGATATCTTAAAGTCTGCACATTCTTTTTGGTATATCACCTTTGCAACTTGTTTCGTTGCAGGTGTTGCTTTCTTCACACGAGGTTTGCGGTTTGCTTTTTTACTCAACACATACTTCTCACCATCGCTTATAAATGTAGAAACTAGTTTGAGTAAAGACTTTTGCTCTTTTACAGACAAATGATTATAGGCTTCAACTAAATCTGCTGTCTTATCGACAATCAGTTCAGTCAACTCCGCTTCAACCTCTTTATAATATTTGACAATATCACGAGCAGTTTGGGCTGCCGCATCAATTGTTTTTAGATGGGTATATAAAGAAAACTTCTTATCTAAGGTACCGTCTAGATGTTCATCGACAAATCCTTCTATTTCTCCCATGATGTTCAAAGTCTTCTCTTTCAACAACTCAGATGGATTCTTTCTTTTAACTTCGGGTTTGTCTTCTTCAGCATCTTCAACTTTATTATTAAGATTGTATTGACCTTTAATTATAATCTCATCAAGACTATCTTTCATAAAGTCTTTAGCCGCTTGATCGAGTTCCGCACCCATCAGTTCCATCTTCATAAGAGATGCAAGAGTGGGTGAGGTTCTCCAATCTTCACAAGCCTTATATGCCTTTAAGTCGTTTGGTTGATTAGTTTTAATCCACTCTTGAGTCCAAGATACATACGACTTTTTCTCATAGAAGTATCCATAATGTCGCAATGTTTCAAGAATACACTTTCTATAGTCTTCAGGTTTTACTGCTGACCAGTCAATCGTTTCTCTACCGATATTACTCTCTTCGGCTAACTTTGCGGCATTACCTCTTCTTGGTATTGCTCTTTTTTTGGACTTAGGCATTATCTGCTCCTAGACAATCTGTGTTTTAGTACCGTTTACCTCTGAAACACTATCCCAACGAAATGATCTCCATCCGTTATTATGCACATCCCACACAGCAAGGGCTCGATCAGCTTGCTTGGTTGCTTTCTTTTCTTCGTGGGGTGCTAAACTTTGTGGAATTCTATCATTGTCTAAGGTCGCTCTCATTGTTCTTTGCGAGCCGTCAACTTTAGTGAATACAACATCCACTTCGTCATTACTAAGCATTTCTCGTAAATCATTTTTAGTCATCACTTTCTCCTTCATCATTAACAGTAGTTATATAATTATCAATCTCACGAGTTAGGGCAATATATCCACCTACAGGCTTGCCTTTCCACATAATTTGAGGTATACCTTCTGCATCAGGAAACAATTCTTTAAATCTCTGAAAGGTAGCAGAATCTTTATACACATCAACAAACTCATGTTCTATTTGCATTGCTTCACATAGTTGCTTACTCTTCAGGCAGTGAAAACAATTATCAGATCCGAAAATAGTTATCATACATTTCTCCAGATTTCGAGTAGTATATCAGGACTATTTGTTCCTGTCAAGTATTAAGCCGTAGTTAAGATAAGTTAATTTTTGATCTTCAGATAAATCTGCCAAATATTCTAATTCTGGAAACTGTGAAAAATAGTTCAGAACTTCTTCTTCGTTTGCCCACTTAGTTTCTAAGATATTCTCACTCACAAATCTTTGTGATAGTGGATCTATTTGTTCACAAGTTACACAATCATCTGCCCAACCAAGTTCTACAGGAGAATCTGTATTCAATTCCTGAAGTCTATCTTCAGCAATCACATATCTATGGACAAAGGTTTGGGTTGTTGTCACAACTGCATATTTTTTACTCATCTTTTATACCATTCGCTTCGTTAAATTCTTCTTCTGCCTCTAGGTAGTAACTTCTATAGGCCGCTATGATTGCATCTTGTTGTTGAATGAATGCTCTTAGATCAGAGTAGTTCAATCCAAGACTCTCGTATCCAGAATCAGTTGTGGCAAAGAATGCAAGTGCTTCTCCACTCTTTTCGAGTTTTGCCCATTGCTCTTCCCAGTTCTCTTTGACTAGAATAACCCACTCGACATCTTTAAGATCAAGTTCATCTGACTTCGGAAGTATGAGTTTTGGTTTCTCAATAGGTTCAGCAGATACAAAAATCTCTTTCGGTAAACTACTACAACCACTAATTGCTGATAAGATAATCAAACAGCCAAGGACATTCGCTATTGAACGCTTTACCATTTTTCGCCCCCTTTTCTTGCTCAGTTAGTTCAGCACCAGAAAGTAACTCAAAGCATCGATTCGCTTTGGCACTTGCTTTAGTGACAACTTTCTCTACCAATCCAGGCTTATTCTCTGCTAGATTGCCTAGATCATGTCTACCCAACTTATTGGATAGAGTCTTATTCTGTTTGCGAATGTCAGCGAACTTTTGATTCACTTCGTTTAGTTCTTCACTCGCTCTTTGATAATCTCGTTGAAGAGACTCGA